AAATGCTTGTGTAAATCCAATTGTGCTTGTTCCAGTTACTTGTGTTCCAACACAGCATCCTGTGTACCAATAAGTTAGTGGTGGTGCTACTGGAGTAGGTGCTACTGGTGTTGGCGCAACTGGAGTAGGTGCTACTGGAGTAGGTGCTACTGGGGTAGGAGCCACTGGTGTAGGGGCAACTGGTGTTGGGGCTACAGGTGTTGGGGCTACAGGTGTAGGAGCAACTGGTGTTGGTGCAACTGGGGTTGGTGCAACAGGGGTTGGTGCTACAGGGGTTGGTGCTACAGGTGTTGGAGCAACGGGAGTTGGTGCAACGGGCGTAGGCGTAGGAGCAGTAGCGAGTCTAAGGTGTATACCTATTCCACTCAAGTTCTTAAATAATGGACTCACGACTTCTCCTTTTTGTTAAAAATTAAGCAAATCTATTTTGTGAAGCAAAAACTCTAAATGTTGCAGCACCAGTCTTTACAATTTGGTACATATAAATATCTACTCCATTTATGTTTCCTGCAGAAGGTGCTGTTCCACCTAGCCACTGAATGCTTGCAGGAGCAGCACTGTCAATAGTAAATCCTGTTGCATAGTATGCAGGAGATCCTTGTGTTGCCTCAAAAACAACATTCATTGACTCTCCAATTGCCATTATTGAATCAAGAGTTGTAGTAGAATTTCCACGAACATTTAATGTCCAGTTTCCTGTGGCTGCAACAGTATAAAATAACTGAGAGTTGCCAACAACATTTGCGTTAATTGTGCCAGTGGCAGGACTTGCAACTATTGCTATAACTTCTTTTGGTGATGTAAATGTTGGATTTGATGATATTGAGATTGTTGGAACAGGTCCAGTTCCATTTACAACAGAGATTCCATTACCAGCAGTTATAGCAGTAACATCTCCAGTACCAAATGACTGCCATGCAGCACCATCATAGTAAACTGTAGTATTGGTATCAGCAAGGTATGCGAACATTCCTTCTTGTACGACACCCACTCCTAGGGCAGCGTCTCTTGCTGCAGCGTTAGCAAAGAACATGATTGTTTGATTCTGCAGGTTGTATTGAACCTGTGCTGCAGTTAGGACTTCACCTGTGGTAAACAGACGATACCCTGCGTTTGGACTACCTATTGGCATTCGTTTTCTCCTTTAGTATGATAGATTATTAACATCAAGTATACCCTGATTTTCTGAATCAAGGATAAAAGCCTGAATAATTGGTTCTGCTGTGAGCAGTTTAGTTGTCCAATTATTAGGAGTTATGTCGTGCTGAACACCTTGAATGAACAACTCTCTTGCAATAAAACTGCCACCAGACATTGTTTTAGTTACGACAACAAGAGAATAAATATCTGAAGATAGATTGACTACTGTTGCTTCATCGCTCTGATCTGCATAAATATCTACGGTCATTGAGTCAATTCTTACATCTGCATCTTTACGAGCAACTAAGAGCGTTCTTGCCTGGTCATTTGCCTCTTGATCAGTTTGAACAAGAATTCCATTTCTTTGACCTGACTTTATAAAATATTTATCAATGCTTTCCTGATTAGATACCTGTTGTGGTATTGCAGGACCAATGCCATCATTATATCTTGTAACTGTTACATCATTAAGAATAAGTTGATCATCATAAGCAAAGTCAACAGATGAATACTGCAAACTTCCAGGAGCAGCAGTATCTGAATAGTATCTTGGAGTTGTGTCTGCTAGTTGAGAAACATTTCTACGATCTAAAAATCTTGCCTTTCCAGATCTTGAGATAAAAAATGCACCAAACTCTGACTGTTCAACTGTTTGAATAGCAGCAAGAATTGATCTGGCTGATCCTGGATCTGCTTGCATTGTAGATTGACCAACATCAATAGATCTCATAGATTCTGGGAAACCTGAAAAATTAAGTAAAGCATTTACTCTTGCACCAGATAATTGACCTGCTGGACAACCAGGAACTGGTGTAACTCCAGTAGAAACATTGTTAAGAAGTCTAAAGCCATCAACACATTGCAATACAACTGTTGATGTTGTATTTACACCTTCATAAAATCCAGTGTCGTAGGAAGTAATATATCCAGCAAATAGGTTAATTTCTACTGGATCTCCGTCTAATGTTGTTGTTGCAAAGATTCTTATCTTGCGTAATGGTACTAATTTACCAAAATATGGAGAATCAATGTTATATGGGTTAAAGTCTGAGTTAGGATCATTTAATGTTACCGTTGCAGTTCCAGCCTCAAAGTTTGCAAGGATACGGTTACGGCCTCTACGAGTAGATACTTTTAGAACCTGATCAGTTATGTTAACAAGATCTGCAGGAGCATCTCCTAAAATATTTACATCTAAAATACCATAATTAACATCATCAAGAATCAGAGGGTATGCAAATGAAGCACCAGAACCAAAGTCAATTTCTACATTAATTGCTGGTCTAGCCATTTTATATCGCCTGTAATGTCAGAGTATTACCGTTGGTCTGACCAGCCAATAATGATTGTCTAATTGCATTTGCTATATCTTGTTCAGTTTGAATAGATCCTGCAACATTTACTGTAATATTTGTTGAACCACCAGAATTCATTCCACCAGCCATTAAGCCCTTAGAGTTATCCATAGTAATTGAGTTTCTGAATCTAAATCTTTCATCATAATCAATTGCACTTGCTGCTGCTTGGGATGCTGCTAAATCTGCTGCTTCCTTTTCTCTAAACCTAGACATTTTTGTAATATTGTCTTGTATTGCTTGTGCTTGTTCTGCTGCTCTTAATTGTGCTGCTATAGATGCTGCACCTATTGCTCCAGATTCTTCTGATGCAAGTGCACTTGGTCGTACTCCTGCTGCAGCGATTGCTGCTGCATTCATGTCACCCTTAGCCTTGGCTGCTGCATAAGCGTCTGCTGCTGCTTTAGAAGCAAGTGCTTCTGCTACTGCTACCTGTGTTCTAGTTCCATTCACAGTTGTTGGAGGAACAGTTACAACTGGTGGAGTTGTTGTAGTTGGTGGAGTTGTTGTAGTAACACCTTTATTGCCAAGTGCTGCTTGATAAGCCAGAAGTGCTGCTAAAGCATTCTTCCATCCAATTGTTGCAGCAGTTGCTGGATCAATCAGGGTACCTGAATAAGAAACAGGAGCACCTATTTCCTTGATATATGCAACAACTTGATCAGTGGTTAACTTCCACTTATCCTTAATTTTAATAATTTCATCATCAGTTAACTTGCCATCATTTACTATGCCAACAAAGTCAGCATATTGACGAACTTGCTGTTCAGTCATGCCCCACTTGGTTCTTAACTTCTCAATTTCTTGAGTATCTAATACTCCGTCATTTATATAGTTATAGAATTCAAGATACTTTCTTACCTTATCTTCTGCTACACCCCAACTTTTAGCAAGTTCAGTAACTTCTGAGTCGCTAATTGTTCCATCTGAAACAATCTTAAATTGAAGAATGTATGCTTTAACAGCCTCAATTGTCGTTCCCCACTTTTGTGCAAGAATAGCAATTGCTCCTGGCAACTTGTCATCTGATAGGGCCAAAATCTTAAGAATATCATCATAACGCATTGTAAGATCATTCTTAACCTTTAGCAACAATACTTCTTCTTTTAACTTATTAAGAAGGTTTGTGTTGATTGTGTCTAATTTTTCTTGTCTCTTTAGCAACGCTTCTGCAGCATTAATCTGAACCATCTTCTGGTCTTCAGATGAAAGAAGAGTTACTCCATAATTCTTAGCAATACGAGCATTAATCTTTGCATAATCTGCATCAAACTTTGCTCTCTTCTTAGCAGCATCATCAGCCTTCTTTTGAAGTGCTGCATTTTTAGCAATTTGATCTGCTGCAATCTTATCATTCTTGGCTTTTTCCATTTGAATGGTAACTTGTTCATACCCAGCCAAAATTGAGTCACGCTGTTGTTTTGCTATTTGCTCATTTGTAAGTTTTGAGTCCTTTGCAGCCTTATTATTATCCTTAGTAAAGTGACCAACTAGTTTGCTAATTACACCCCACGCTGCTGCTGCAAGAAGCAATATCTTTACATGAGGACTTAGCATTGAGAACAAAGCAATTAAATTCTTAAATGTTGCTATGATTCCGCCTGCTCTAAAGGCTGTTCCTATTAATCCTATACCAGTTGCAATATTTTTAAAACTAGTAACAATTTTAGCACCACTGAGTTTGTTAAGCACAGAAATAATTCGCTTATAAAAAACAAGAATAATACTTAACTGTGTTCCAAGCCAATTGGCTACAGGAATTGCTGCAATGACCAAAATTATTTCTTTATACTTTTCAAAGAAATATGTAAGTTTAACTAGACCTTCAACAGTTCGCATCATTGCGTTTGTTATCATCATAAAACTGTCTTTAAGTTTAGTGTCGTTAAGAGTAATCCACTCTTGTACATTTGGAATAACATCAGTAATAACATAAGTTGCAAACTGCTGTACAACAGGCAAAAGTACATAGCCTAATTGCTCAGCAACCTCACCAAATTGTAATTTTAATTGTGTAAATGGATCTTGTTTTGCTACTGCTTCTGCTGCACCTTTATAGTCACCTTCAAGTTGCTGCAATATCTTAGAAAAATCTCCAGATTTAATTGCTGCTTTGTCAAGTTGAGGAAACATTTTTCCAAGAGCAGTAAAGTTACCATTACTGGCTTTTGCCATTGCTGCTGTAACGGCAGCCAAATCTTTTCCACTGCCTGCTGCTGCATCAAGTGCACGAGTTTGTAAATATTGTGCTGAAGTAACACTGCCAGTTGCAGTAACAAGTGTATTTAAACTTGATCTTAAATCTGTGTCAGATACATTTACAAGCATCTGTGTCTTACTAATATAGTCTTCTACTGCCTGAACTTGTTCTTTTGTTGCACCAGTTACATTCTTAAGAGTATTGGCAAGCATTGTTGCAGACTTTGAATCATCAATTGCTGCTTGTACTGCATCTTTGCCAATCTTATAAGCAAACGCACCTGCTGCTGCTGCAGCGACTGCATAAGACTTTACTGCTTTTTTGCTCCAAGAGTCAATCTGGTCGCCAAGTTTTTTAATATCTTTTTGTGCAGCCTTAGAACCTTTATCTGAGTATTGGGAAACAATTCTGGCTATTACTGCTCCTGATGTTGCCATGTTAACCTCTCCTCATATTTAAATTCTTTTGTAATGTTGATTTTGCTTTTTCCAAAGCATCAGAGACATTCTTTTCAATCCTGTCTTTGTTCTTATCTACTGATTTCCAGATAAGACGAGATGCACCACCAACAGCACCTTCTAAATTCTTAATAAATCTACCAGTCTTGTTTGTTCTACCAGCCAATTCATAAATTACACCTGCTGCAGATCTATTCTTTAATGCACCTGCAGATGTTGTGTATCCTTTGCTTTTATTGACTTTACCTTCAGCCCTTGTAGATGAGATCCCTGCCTTGATAATACTTTGGTCCCAAGCAGGCCATCCTGCTCCACCACGAGTACGAGGCTTAACTGCGGGAACGGTGTTCCACCCACTAAGAGGTGGTTCACCATCTACAAATCCTTGAGCATCTTGCTTAGCAATTTTCAGTTCAGAATTAATAACCTTAGTGAATTCTTTAACTGCTTGCTTATCAAAAGACTCTAATGCCTTTAGTGTTTCTTTAACACCAGTTAACACTATTGCATTTCTGCTCATTATTTGCCCACATTCTTGTTTTTTTCTTTTATGTAAATAACGATTGCTTCAAGTACACCATCTGGTGCATTTAGCAAATCAATTGGAGAAAGCCCAGTCTCCACAGAGATCATTGCTACCGTATAGGTTAGGCTGTCTCTGTGGATCCTGAATTTGGGTCAGTCTCTAGTTCAACACTGTCTAGTGTGTCTAGGAAGGCTTCGCCAAAAGGCTTTACAACTTTTCCACTATCCTTCATCGCTGACCAAGCCAGGAAGTAGATATGCTCTAACTTCTGATCTTCTGTCAGCAACTTAGCAAAGCCCTTGTTATACTTGTTTTCAAATGCAACAAGAGTCTTTGGACGAAGTGAATATACTCCTTCATCTCCGTCTGATGTTTTTACTTTTATCTTTAGTCCATCCATTTTGTGCCCCTTTTCATTAGGTTTGTCTTTAGATATTACTATGGAGTAACATCTTTTGTAATTGCTCCAGATATAGGCCAGTTTACCGTAATGGTACTTAACCCACCAACAGATGCATTGAGTGGAGTCCACTCTGAAACTAATGCATCAAATCTATATTCTGGATTTGTTGCTGAGATTGGTGCGTTTACTGCTCTTACAGCACATGCAACTTTTGTACCTACTCTTGAGGCAACACCTGTATATCCATTAAAGAATTCTTCAAGTGTTAAAGTTGTTCCTGTACCGTATTCTGTAGTAAGGTCTTGATAAAATTCAAAACTTACTGAGTTAGTCCCAACACCAGCAATTACTTCCTTGTAGATTACTCCATCTTTAACTGGAGTAACATCAAGAACATCATGTACTGTTGAAATAGTTAGATTTGAAATAAGGTCGCTAAAATCATAGACTCCTTCAAATACAACTGTTGCATTAGTTAAGACTAATTTTGACATATTAAGGTGTTACATCCTGAACGACTGCTCCTGTGATTGGCCATGTAACTGATGCAGTGGCTAGTTCGCCTACAGCACCATTCAAGGCTGTCCACTCTGAAACAATTGCGTTAAATTGATATTCAGGATTGCTTGCAGAGATTGCACCATTTACTGGTTGAATTCTTACTGCTACTTCTGTACCCAATAGTGGGTAAATTGTTGCGTTTACTGATCCCGCTGCAAAATCCTGGTGGAACTCAAGTGTTACTGAGTTGTCAACAAGTCCTGCGATACGAGTCTTTGCTGCTGCTGGAACATTTCCGCCTTTAAATGCAGTTGTCTCCAAAACATCATATGTGCTTCCAAGCGTTACTGATGCGATGTGATCTGCGAGGCTTACTCCTCCAATTTGTACTTCAACATTGGTTAGTACTAATCTGGCCATTGTTATTTATCTCCTTGTTCGTTATTTACTGAGTTAAAAACAGAAACTTTTGGTTCCTGCTGTGTTGCTTGTGGTACTGCTGGTGTTGCTTTTACTGCATTTGCGGATACAATATGACCTGCTGCAAGAAGATGTTCAACACTTCCACCTGCACTAAGTATATCATCTTTGGTAAGTTTCTCATCTTTTACCTTACCGCAAACTGTTGTGTTTGAGATTACTGTATATTCCATTGCTTCTCCTTAGCCCCAAATTGTGAGGTTATAGCGATATGATAAGAAAGATTGCTCACCAGAAGTATATGTACCACTTTCTGCACTTATAACTCTTAGTGTATCAACAAGGCCACCTAGTGATCTATCTGACTCTAAAGCAGTTTTGATTGAACCATTACCACTTCCAGCCAGGAAATTATCAAGTTTGTCTTGTCCTGTTCTTTCTGATATTCTTTGA